ACAGGATGGATGGAGTAGGGGCGAAGTATCTTCTCGGCTTTGGCTCCCCCCAGGATGCATATGTCTCCTGCTATGCTCTGGTGAGGGAAGTTAGACGCCTCGTTCTGAAGACCAACGAGGTTCTCAGGGGTTACCAGCCAGTGCCGCTTCTTTCTCCCGAACAGAGTGACAAGAGTCTGGTTATTTGCCGGCGCGCTTCTGCAGCGCTCAATGAACTTCTTGGCGCCAGGGCTTCTCGCGAACCACTTGTCGACCCACCTCTGCGCCTCTTCTGCTGGGAGGCCGAACTCCTCGGCAATGCTGGGAGCTGTTCTGCCATACACGATGCCGAAGTTAACCGCCTTCGCACGCATGAGCTCTTCCTTGCCCCTAGTCTCGCTCTTATAGCTATTCCAGCCAGGGAAGAAGTCTGCTGCAGTCTCCTTGTGTAGGGATCGGGTATTGCTCCGATAAACCTCAAGCAGGTAAGGATCCTGGCTCAAGCAAGCCAGCGAACGCAGTTCAGCCTGGTTGAGGTCTACCTTGATGAACACATAGCCCGGCCGCGCCATATACATTCCTCGGATCTCAGGACCCCGAGGGACGTTCTGCATATTGGGTCCTCGGCTGGAAAGCCTTCCAGTCTTGGTACCGTGCTGCAGGAATGTCGTGTGGACTGCGCCGTCCACGTTGACGTTCTTGTCAAGCGAAATGACATATGTGCTGAGAGCCTTAGAGGCCTTCCGGTACGCCCTCAAAGCTGTGACAACAGGATGGTTCAGTTTGTCCAGAACCTCCTTAGCAGTCGACCGGCTATTCTTGCGGGGCGGAACTAGCTTGATGACGTCCCACAGGAGAACAGCCAGCTGCTTAGATGAGTTGGGATTGATGTCGCTGGTGGCACCATACTTCCTAGCCTGCGCCTGCAAGGCTTGATTGGCTATGTCAATAGCCTTGAGGAGCTTCTTCCGTTGGTGCTCTACCCTGTTCTTGCAGACCATAATCCCTCTATGCTCGATGCGATAGAGGAACTCGCTAGCCGGAAGGAGCACTTTAGTATAGAGCTTATCCAGCCGCTCGTCGGATCTTACGGGCTCACGAAGAGGTTCCCAGATCTGTCGGGTATTGCTGGTGTCAAGGGCAAGGTAGTGATACAGCACCGGCTTGGGGATGACGCGGTAGGATGTCCTGCGATTGGGGAGGTAAGGCTTCAGCATGTGCTTGTAGTCAGGGGCTCCCACCAGATCGCTGGCGACCTGCTCTAGGCCGTGGATACCTCCCTGCTCGTCGTTGACGTAGCTGAGGAGCATTGTGTCTTCATCCACCCGGACACATTCGCCGACATCGCGGCGCATGAACCGCATATCGAACTTGCCGTTATGCCAGATGAACTTGACTTTGCTATCCTCGAATAGCTCGGCTGTGTGCTTGATTAGCTCGCCTGGGACGATGTACACCATGTGAGGGTCGGCACACAATCCCAAAGCTAGGGTCTCATCTGTAAGGTGATTGAACCCTCCGGTCTCTGTGTCGCATGCTACCACTGCCTTCGACCGTAGGAGCCAGTTGATGTTCCTGACATCCTCTGCGTCCTTCGCAACGTACCAAGTGGGGGTAATCGGATTCTTCCGAGGATTCCCAGCGTGCAAACTGAACGCGTAACGCATGTCCTCTCTGAACTGGCGATAGTTGCCAGTACCACGAAGTAGGGCTGCTGGATGGAGAACCGGTATAATCCCGATCTCCGATCCGATGAAAGGCATAAGTTGTCCGCGCACCTGGGTGATCTTGAGCCCAAAGTTCCCAGTCAACGAACGTAATGCATGATTCCCCATCGCCACAACCAGCTTGCGAGGGTGCTCCGTAACTTGCGCCATCAATCGAGACTGGCATGCTATCGCTCCCTTTGTCACTGCCGCCATGTTTTTCTGCGAGTCTTTGCTTGCTGGCGGTCGGCACTGCAAAGCGTTGAGGATCAGGATGTCGGTAGGATCGACTCCATGTTCCTTCAGGAAGGGAGCTACTGTCTTCCAGAAGACAGTCCCGCTAGGACCTACCAGTGGGATCTTATTCGTCAACTCCTGTACGCCAGGAGCTTCTCCTACAAAGACGATGCTGGCCTTGGGGTTGCCTCTTGAACCACAACGCGCACCGCCATAAGGGCAACCTGCACACACAGGGGTGCAAGTCTCGTGCTTGGGGGCAGGTCCGGCTAGCATTGTTCAGCTCTCCTCCTCGGATCCAATGTAATCCTCCCTAGCAGTGATCCCCCGCTTGAAGCGTTTCTGCTCTTAGCGGAGGATCTGGAGCTAGGGAAGATTAGATTGGTCGGATAGCTCCCTGGGGGTTAATCAGATCGGGTAATCGTCGTGAGGAGGGTACGCCTGATTGTCCGAGCCGGAGTCCGGGCTCATGACTTTGGTGACGGCCTCGTCGATCTCAATCAGCGAGAGGTCCGGCACTGCCGCTGCGGGGGTAACAGGCTGCTGGGTATATTCGGGAATGCCATGGGTGAGCCATTCCCTCACCAGGAAGATGTTCGCCAGCGTATCCGGTACGAGCTTGCCGGTTTCGGTCTCCCACCAGCTACCCCTTGGTGTGTGGTAGGTCTGGTAAGGTCGGATCGTGTTGTAGCCCTGACCCATCCGCAGAGGCACTGCTGAGTCAATGCCTCGGACGTTGTCTATCCCAGCACAGTCCATATCGTCTCTGAAGTTGTCGCTGAACCCCAGCAGATGGATCGGGCACCTGGGTAGCCAAGGAGTGTGGTTGAGAAAGTCGACCATGTAGCGCCTCGTGCCGAAACGCTGGGTGATGTATCTGCCGACGCCCCACATCCCGAGGTTGTTGATCTCAGCCAGCCCCTCAGCGCAATCCTGCACCTCGTACGGTGTTGACCCTTGCGGAACAGCCATGAAGACGGGACGTGTTCCGTTATTAGGCATCACATCGAGGTACTGCTCAGCTGTCTTGCAGGACAGCTCGATGGTAGCCTTCATGTCCCCAATGACGTCAGGCAGGACGACAACATCCGTCGGGACGATGCTGATCGCCTCCTTCATGGTCTCGGCTGAAACCGGAGAGCCGAGTTCGATGACGGAGTTGTCCATGATGACAACACTTCCCTTGGGGATGAGATTCCTGTAATCATCCGGGCGGGAGACGACATCGTGCGCCAGCAGGAGATGGTAGAACCCCAATACCGAGTCGCCGTACTCCTTGAGGCTTCTCAGCAGCTGGGGTGGAGCAACGGGGGCGAATCTGGTCATAGTTCAGTCATCCTTCTCTGCTGTTACCAAGGTCTCGAGCTGTGTAGCGCTCAGAGGCTTGAGCTTGATCGAATAGGTTAGGTCTTCGGTGTCCTGAACCAGCTGATGCGCTTGGACGCTCATACATCCGGTTTCGATCTTATCCGCCAGATGCCTTAACCATCCGGCGTGGTTGTAGACAGGATCGGATCTTACTTGATCATAGAGCCTGCCCCCTTCTGTAACCTTCTTCGACGGCATGTTATCCTCCCGAGTTGCCGATACCCGCGATGGCGAAGAACTCCGCGCGTGCTTGCGGCACATCACGGAAGATTCCTCGGACACAGCTCGTCACGGTGTGAGTGTCAGGAGCTGTCACACCACGGCAAGCCATGCACGTGTGGATGCTCTTGATCACCGTTACAGCACCAAGAGCTTTGGCGTAGTCGTTCAGCCCGTCAGTAACCTCCTCGCAGATCAGTTCCTGCATGGAGGGTCGTGAGGTCCCAACACGTTCGACCAGCCGAGCGATCTTGCTGAGGCCGACGACTTTCCCGCGGGGGACATATCCTACCCAGGCCTTGCCGATGGCCGGCAGCAGGTGATGTTCGCAGATCATGCGGAACGGGATATTGCCTTGAACGACCATCCCGTGGATGTCTTCGGCGGTCGGTCCTTCGAACAAGTCGCCGAGTACCTCCTCGAGGGTGTAGGGATTGTTGAACTCCTGCAGGTACTTGACGAACCGCGCAGGCGTCTTCACCATCCCAGCGTTCTCGTCGGGATCCCATCCCAAGGCCATCAAGGCCTCCCGGATGTGTGTCTCCGCGGCAAGCCCTCGAGAAGTGGCTGCCGAGATCGCGAGAGGGCTTGTCGGCTTGTGGCGTTGGTTCACGTCAGACTCCTTGCTTGTGGCCCCACAGCAGCGCGTGCTGTTGGGGTAGGATGGTGATGTCACCTGAGGCTGCCTGCTCGATGACCTTCTCGACCAGCTTCAGATACGAGTCCAGGATCTCCTCCCGAGTGGACTTCAGGTCACCTGCCTCCTGCGAGAGAGGCCGAGAGGTGCCTACAGAGAGGTAGAAAGGTACTCGCCGGAAACTGTGATGCAGCCCCAGAGCGAACTTCAGGTCGGCGTCGTCGAATACGACGACCTTGAAGCAGACATCCTGCCGCAAGTTGTGGGGATCATACTTGCTGAGGGTCTTGTAGTCGGTCCTGTCGGACATCCCTGAGCTCGGCGGCTTCGGAGACACAGTGATGTGATCGATGAACCTTATCCAGGATTCGGGGAATACGGCTCCCTGTGTCTCGATGGCTACCTTGAATCCCCGATCATGCAGGAGCATGATCAGCTCAAGCTGATCCCAGATGGCTGGGTCGCCTCCCGAAAGTGTGACCCATCGAGCGTTCCGTTGCGCGCTCCCTAGGGCTACTACCTTGTCGGCGATCTGCTCGGCTC